TCGCTTAATGCTCTATCAATCCATTTTTCCCATTGTTCAGGTTTTTTATATGTTGATACAATTGCGCTATCTTCTTGCATAGCATTTTGTATGTCTTGCGCAAATTCTTTTGCGTATTTTGCTAAAACACCAGGAGTTTGCTGTGATAAAGGAACTTGTGAGGCTTTTGCTGCGTTAGCTGCGGCATCTGCTTCTTTTTTACGTTGTAATTTAGAATATTGGTTTTTACCAAGTAATCCGGTAGCTCGTAAAGGGTCAAGCAAACCTTCATTAAATTCTTTAAATCTCATCCTTCTTCCTTAAAGATTTTGCGAACCTGCGTTGGTCCTTACTCTTTATGGAACTAAGTAATTTCTTTTCTAGAATTTCTGCCTTTTCAACAGAGTAATGCTTGCCTATTAATTCTAATAAATTAATAGCACTTGCAATTACATTATTAGCACGACTTTCTATGACATGGTTAATATCACGGCTGCTACCAATGGATTCTAATTCTTCTAACAGACTTCTAGTTTTTTTCTGCATACGTAGGTCCTATACTGTATTTATCGGATTTTATAGGAATCTATTTGTTTAGTTGGTTCAATAAACTCTTTAATTTGGAGCTTTGAACATCAGCTACGACCTTTTTAGTTTCAGGTTCTATACTATCGGTTATAGTTGAAACCGTCTTAATTTTACTCATAATGTCATTAGCTGAGGGCTGAGGAACTGTAGAATTGTCAGAATTTTCTTCAGGGTCTGTAATTCTTAGAGTATCTACGTCAAATGCAAGTTCAATCTTTTGACCTACACCAGAACTACTACGAGTTTTCATTAATTGTAACTGATATTGCCCACGTTCACGCATACTACGACTTGTAAAGATACCAAACACGTTATCAGCAGTATTGATCTTACTAATACCACCTGAAATATGACTATGATCAAATTCGATTTCTTCTACCGCAGCACGATTTAACTGACTGGCTGTTACAAACAATACGTTTAATTCTTTTGCCAAGTTACGCAATTCTTCACTAACATATTTGTCTTTGACAAACAAATCGCTGGGACTTACTTTTGCGCTTACGGGCATAATCAAATCAAGATAATCGATACATAAAAAATCTACTTTTACTCCAGTTTGTATTTGTAGTTCTTTACAATATGCTCTGATATCGTTTACTGTGCTTTGTGCTGGCATATATTTGATTCTAAGTTTACCTGCCTTCTTTGCTGCCATTTTAACTTTCATTTCAACATTGTCAATATCTTTGAAAATGTCCCTACTAGCAGTTTGTGTCATCATACTATCGATGCGCAACGCACAAAGACCTTCACTTAATTCTAAGGTTATATATGCACCATTTAAGCCTGATTGTGCCCAGTTAACAGCAAGATTTTGCATAAACAAACTTTTACCAGAACCTGAGCCACCAGCAAAGATTTGTAATTCACCACGATTGAACCCACCATATAGTTTCTTATCCATGCTAGGCCAGCCTGTACTGTTTTGTCCATTGCTGCTTTTAAGTGCCATTAATCGACCACGAGGATCGTCAAAATAGTCAGTACCCATGTCACGTTGTAGACTAATTTGCACAGCATCTTTGATTAGTTTTTCTACTGGATCATATTCACCTTTTTCTAATAAGTCGGCTGACTTTAAAATAGCCCTTTCAAGTTCTTGTCGTTTAGTAAATGCCTCAAATTCTTCTAAGAACCACTCATAATGTCCATCATCTAAATCATCTACAGTTTCAATAGTTTGACCTGTTGTTGCCTTAATTTGATTTGGTTCTGGCATAACATTATATTTTTTACTGTGGTCAACAATAAAATCTGCTACTGGTCGCAATGTGCGATCAAAGTTTTTTGGATTCATGATATTCATAACACGAGTATATAACTCAGCGTTTGTAACCATCATACGTAAAAACAATGTTTGTACTTCGACATTATAATCGTTTAGCAATTTCTTTTTTCCTCATTTCAATCTTTATCTTACTGCTAGTTTCATTTTGCAGTATACTTAGCATAGTTGCTACTTTGCCATATTTTACTACAGCATCATTAACATCTTTAACGTTCCAGTCTGGCAAACTAACACTAAATCCTAATTCTAATGCTCTATCGCAAATTTCTAACCCAGCTTTGTCTTGATCAGGCACAACGATAATCTTTCTATTAAGATTTTTTAGTAATGTAGCCTGTTCTTCACTGATTGAATTATGCGTTAATGCACATCCATTAATACTCAATGCGTCAAATATACCTTCGACTACTATACAAAATTGATAATCACTTTTTTGTAAATCATAACCAAACAAATATCCTGATTGTTGTTCACTTATAAACTTAGGTTTTCTGTCATCTAAAAATCTACTTGTATGACCAACAATTTTATTTTCATGTGTAAAGGGTATGATAACTCTATTACTGTTACGTCCTTCAGCATTTGGTGTTACTAAGAAGGGATATTCGCTAATAGTTATGCCACGTTTTTGTAAATAATCAACGTATACTTTGTGATTTATATTGTTTACATCAACTAATTCACCCTCAGGTAATTTCATTTCTTTGAACTTTACCTTTTTCTTTTCACGTTTTTTATTAGTAAAGTCTAACAAATCTTTGTGTTGTAAACTTTCAAAATTCCATTTAGTAATTTGATCACTGTCTATACCACACCAAGTTAATAATAATTTAGTGTTTTTAGTTAATGATTTACCTAATACAAATCCACATTTGAAGTTACAATTAAAGCAATGATATGTCCATTTGTTTGGCCCGTCAGTTATTACCCCGCCTCGCATACGACGGTCTGCTTTGTGTCCACGATTAACACAACAGGGGGCGTTAAAGCTTTGCCAACCACTACTAGTTGATTTCTTTTTGCCAGGAATAATAGATAATATCTCAAACATCTAGATATTATAACTTGTTGAAATATAAATGTAAAGTTATCTGGCGTAAATATTGGACAAAATATCAAAGCCGTTTGCAATATTATTAGCGTTTGCTTCAAATGCCACTTGTACAAACGGATAGAATCCTTCAATTACATACCCAAGAGTATTGGTAATATTAGAATATGTATATGAAGTAATTGGTGCCCAATCTCCGTTACCTGTGCAGCTACCTAAAATTGCTACATTGCCTGTGTATTGATAATATTCCATTTGTAAAGTTAATATTGGGTTATTATCATTTGTAATTACACTGCTATGCCATACAGTATTTCCTGCACCAAACATAGGTTGGTCATTAGAATTGAAAGTATATGGACCATCTAAACCTGGAATGCCTTGAGCAGATGGTATAGTAACCTTTAATGAAGGAACCACACTTGGCAATATAGCATTTACAATAGCTAAATCGCCTCTTGCCTGTGCAGCTTGATCAACGTATACAGGGAAGTTCATGGTACCATCTTGTGATGGGATAGACAACGTGTAGAAACATTGTTGCGCATCTACAGGTACCAATGTACTTGAATTTAAATTAAGTTGCATTATACCGTTAGCTGGATATACCGAATCTAATGATTGTTGAAATAATATAGTGCTACCAGTTTGATCTATTGCTCTAAAAGTTATTTCAAGTCCAGTTACATCTACAGGTTTCTGATCTTGATTTAAGAATTGAAATTGTAATTGATTGTCTACACCTTTACTTAGGGTGAGAGGTTTTGAATAGACTGGCATAAATCTCCTTGGCGACGGTCCTGATAGGACAACAACAATGTTTCGTTGAATATATAAAAATACCGCTGTTGTATACACTGATGATGCTCCTTGACAGTATTTATTCAGATAAAATATTATGTATGGGTAAAAAAGAGTAAATAAGCATAACAATGGTTGACAAAGATTTTTTTACAAAATTAACTGAAAATCACCCGTTTATCACGGTCTGCTCCTACGCCGGTCAAGACTATGTAGGAATTGTACAGAATCGTGATGACTTAGTAACTACAATTTATGATTATGGCAGTATTGTAGACAGCAATGTTAAAGAAAAATTCCTAAAATTAGGGGATTGCTGGTGGTGGGAAAGCAATAGAACCATACCAATTAATCTATTTCTAAAAAGTGAATGGGATCCATTTAAGATATATTTGCGTACTTTTGCGAACAAAAGTTTAGTGATTATTCATGGCCCTGTTACTAGCATTAGTGAAATCAGCAAACGCCGTATTAAACGTAAGAGCATTACCCTAGTTAAACGTATGCCCTGAGTCTAATAGATTCATATGCACAACTACAAGATGTGCATAGGCCACAGCATGACTACGTTTAAAACTATAAGTTCCGTCTTCTTTATCCCAGATAGTTTCACTTATTTCTTTAAAGGGTCTACCAATCAAGTGCTTTTTAGCGGGTCTAATAGCTGCTAAAAACATAGCTAGTCTAGGAATACTATTGATAGGTTCTGGCATACGCTTAATAGACTGATAATGATTGCTTAAATGTATAAGTTTTTCTACAAAGATTGGATCATTTAATCTAGCCCAATTGGGTTTGCGCATTAATTCTAATAAATGTTCTTCGCTTTTAACTTGTTCATAAACATGCACATTCAACAAGTCTAGTTTAAAATATCCACGATCTTCTGCTTCTTTATAGTCTATCGATGCCATGTTATTTACAGAATCATAGGGTATTTCTGTAATATGCACACCTGTTGCATGTTTTCTAATTGGATCTACTTTACGCATACTGGCAGGGATATGTTTAATCTTTTCTAAGATTAAATCACGATTACCAAAGTCAATGTCTACGTCACTATCGATTCTCATCGAGGTTGAACCAATCCTGCTTTCATTAATTTCATATATGCACGTTGCACAACAATTGCCTGATGTTCTGCGTCATCAACAGCCTTATGACTGGTAACGTGCTTTTCATCTTTAAGACTTACACCTGCAACTTCATATAGTGTACGTGTGTCGCGCATAGTCCAAAAAGGCCAAGGTATGGGGTTTGGCTTGTCGCTTGTTTGTCGCCATGCATGTTCCATAACTACTAAGTCAAATGGCGCGCCATTACTCCATACTGCTCTGCGATTCCAACAAAACTTGTAAAGAATTTCCATGCAATCTTTAAATGGTTGTCGATCACGATCACCCATAGCCTCTTCAATTGATTCGGGACTTTGTTCACCCCACCAACGTAGTGTGTCATCATTGATACTACGATTGTAGATTTCAGTTTGATCTTCAATTGTTGGTCGTAGTTCTAATCTTTCTGCGATACCATTGCCCTTAGGGTCAAAACGCACAGCACCAATAGTAAGTATAACACAATTAGGTGTTGTATCCAAACTTTCAATATCCAACATAATATCATTACTCAATTTTATCTCCTTTTATCTTTTTAGACTTACAGTTGTCTCCGTGCCACCTATTATAATTAGGAAGTTGAAAAATGTTACCGCAATGGTCGCATTTGACTCTTTTCATATTTTCAACTAATTTCGGTATTTCTCTTGCAAGTTTATTTGGATTGTCTTTGCATCTTTCGCCGTGCCATCTTTTATAGTTACCTTCTCCTTTAACTGTATAATATCATTTGCCATTGCTTGTCCATATGTTATCTATATTACGCACTTCATCTACAAGACTATTATCCAAATAATTAATTGCTAGTGCGGTTCTATTATTATTTGACTTATTACTCATACTACTATGTAATACTCTACAGTTATACATTAACACACTGCCACGGCTTAAGTCAAACTGTTTGGCATTTTCTTTAAACCAACGTGTGTATTTACCACTATAGCAATCTACAATATCAAAGTCACGCTTTTGACTATATGGAACAAGTCCAGTAACGCCGTTTTCAATGGTCATATCTTCTAAAGCTACAATACATTGTATGCCAAGTAATCGATTGTCAAAGTTATATTTCTTAAATCTATGTGGGGTGTCTAAGTGGGGATTACAGTAAGTAGTCCCTGGATTAATTGTAACAATATCATTTGAATATAGGGCAAGTGTCTTAGAAATAGATTGTATGATTTTACTAATTTGTTTTTCAATTTCAATAGCCTCTGGCAAGTTTAATACAGTATTACTCCACCAAACTGCTATATCTGGTAAATTTTTAATATCATCACGTTCAGCATACTGCAAATCTGATGACGATGCTCTAACTATTTTAAGTTCGGGTAGCTTATTATTTAGATCAGTGATCAAATTTATTGGTATTTGATTTGTTTGTATAATATATCCAGGGCCTATTGTTAATTCATCTAAATTATTTGACATTATTTGTACTTTAATAAAAAAAATGTATATTTGGCTTCGTCAGTTATTTCATAACTGTCTGTAATTCCTTGTGTGGCAATCATATTAGGATTAGCATAAAACATTATTTTTAGACCATAAGTGTTGAGCAAATACTCACTAAATAAATTTTCATCAAACTCAGCATTGTTGGCAATGAAATCCTCTTTTGCTAGTTTTAACATTCGCCAATAATTGGTTCTGTTTTTACGAAACTCTATTTCTGGATCGTCATCATCATAATCTTGAAAAATGTTTTTCATATTACTCACACAATTTATAATACATATAAACTTTCTCGTTCATAATAATATGATTACTTACTTTGAACCATGTACTGTTTTTAGGGTTTCCAAAATGTTTTTGACACCATTGTTCTATACGTTTATTAAATGGCATTTTCCAAAATTTTCTATCTTCTACAGTCACGTATTAATATCCAATTTCACTTAATAACGTTTTAATATTTTCTACTTCTTCAGGATATTTTTTAAAACGCAATGCCCATTGTTCTGGATTAATATAGTCTAATATTAATTTTACTTGACCTTCATCAAGTTTTTCTAAAAACTCACGACCACTTACACTTTGATACAATAACCAGGGACTGATTTTACCTGTAGTAATTTTATAGCAAATCTTATTACGGTTACCATAACGTAATACATCTTTAGGATAGATACGTTCATCAACACTTAGATCACTACATGTTTTTACACTGCGTTCAACTGCGTCAAATGGATCCTCGATTCTTAAATATCTAATTAAAAAATCTGTATAATTTTTATCACTATTCCAGTTGTCAATACTGATTTGTTCTTTTAGCAAATAATCTGTATAAGCAGGTACGTTAATTACATTTGCTTGTACACAATAGTTTCCGAACTTAGTAAATGCGGCATAGTATGAACTTTTAATGTAGTCCATATATGTTTTTTGTTTTTTGCTGGCTGTGTTCTTTTTATAAAATTGTAAGAAAGTATTAAAGCCAATACGATTTCCAGCCTCATCTTTATTTAACCATCTATGTTTATATTCACATAGATGTTTCATAAAGGTAGATTCTCTTACAAAACTACGGTTGCAAAAATCACAACTGTGTTTAGTTTCCAAGGTCTCTTTCGTATTTTTCGATTTCTTCATCAGTCACCAGATCATTTAATACTTCAATATCTTCAATTTTTAAATTAGGAAATTGCTGTGCCAAATAAACTTTACGTTTATGTTGTTTTACGTATTCCTCTGCTAATTCATTAATTAAACTAGCATCAGTTTTAGGATATAGTTTACTATAGTATTCACTAATTTCTTTCTTAGTAGCCGTTTCTTGTAATTTAGTAACTTTAGGTCGTAAACTAGGAATCCACTGATGATATTGTTTACCTTTACCTAATGTACTAGCACATAGCATTAAGAATTGTAGTTTGGGGTGTTTGCTAATAACTTCATTAAACGCATATTTGTTAGCAATTTCATTTACACTTAATACATGAAATTCTTGTAAAGCCTTATTTGCTTTTACACTACTTAAAAAAGTAAGCATTACATATGGATGAAATTTCTTTTTTTGTTCGGGCGTAAGTTTATCATAATAACTATAATCTTTACGATCACAAGCCTCAATAGCATCAAACAGGCTGAATTCAACCTGTTCAAATTTTTCATCTGCTTTTAGTTTTTCTTTTGCCATTAATGTTTTAGGTTTGTAAAAATAAATATTTTGTTAAGTTCTTCGCCTATATCTTTATCATCTGTGATAATATGTAATGAATTAATATTGCTGCCTTGTCTGCTATCCCAATATTGTGTTTGTACAATATAACCACCATCAGCACGACATATCGTAAAATTTAATCCATTGCTCACATTAAAACTATTCCCGGGGGGGAGAATAGCAAGTCCTGTGTGATTAGAAACTTGTATACTAGCATCGTTAGCATATGCATCTTCCCATGCTTCACGCGACCACTGTGCAAACTTTTTCTTTAACCAACTTACCATAAATTCCCCTTAAAATACTTGATTATAATCTACAATCTCACAATTTCTGCTTATCTCTTTAACAAAGTAAACACATTTAGGTTTAGGAGTATCCTCTAATGGCACACATAAAAACTGTCCATTACGTAATCTTGGAGCATACCATGTAACTTCATTATATATGTCAAGTATCTCAATGGGCAAGAATGTTGGGCTAAATGAACTCAATGGATTAAACTCAAACGCACTAAATCCACGATCATTTAAACTAGTTAATGGAAGTGTTTCTAAATCGCCATGATCACTTTCACCAATTAGTATTTGCCAATCTAATGGCATTTTAATCTTGTGTTGTCCGATC